GTGTTTTTTGGATAACCCATTTCCCTGCATCATTATCAAAATAATCAGGAGATACAATATCAGAGATTTGTTGGAGAAAATCTCTATCAGTAATTAGTATTCCTAAAGACTTTATTTGAAATGAATGTCCGTATTGTGTTAACTTACTCATGAGTTGTTTTTGCTAAACTATTTAAACGGGTAAAATGTTCTTTTAACCATACATCTATTGTTTGAATAGCATTTCCCATTTGATCATTTGTATACTTTATAGTAAATTCATTTCGGGAAAGCAAATTTATTGGTGCCCTTACTAATCTTCTTATTAATGATTTTAACTCTGCTGAAACTGGTGGATTATGTAAATCCATCAATTTTTCATTTATTTGAAGTTGATGTGCCGACTCAACAATTTTCTTATGCATTGGTTCCTCACCTTTTTCTGCTTGCTCCACGATGAAATCAAGATCAAGGGAATTTGTCGTAAACAAATCGGGAACAATTTTTGGGAGTTTCTTAGGACCTAATCCTTTCACTCCCTCAAGGTTATCAGACTTATCGCCCATTAGAACCTTATACATTAAGAAATTGTGAGCCGGTACACCATAATCTTCAATAACTAAATCGGGTGTGTAGAATTTCTTTTTAATTGGACTCCAAACAGTTATTCTATCATTAACTAACTGAAGAAAATCCTGATCTGCAGACATAATTGTTACTTCTTCTTCTAACAAATCATTTGCTATATAAGCAATTGTATCATCTGCTTCTATTCGATCTATTGAAATCACGTTAATTGGTAAATCATCAAGATATTCGAGTAAACGGGAGAATTGAATTTTCATTGCTTCCTTCTCTTCTGTTGCATTTTTGAAGGCATCCCATCTGGTAATTCTCTTACCTGGTTTTCTATTTGATTTATAGTTGGGGTGAATTTTTCTTCTTCTCTGTGAGCCACCAGCTCCATCATATACTATGATTACTCTTGTAGGGTTTACCTCCCTAATTGAGTAAGCTAGTGATTTTAAAAATCCAACCATTCCCCCTACAGGCACACCATTATCATTGAGGGTCCCGTTTACTGCGAATGTTCTTAAGTAGAGGTTTAAACCATCTACAATAAGTACTCTTGAATTAACGTTTAAATTGTCCGGTTTTTGGACATTATCCAATAAATCGAATACAGTGTTGTTCATTATAATCCAGTTTCATCAATTTCAATGTCTGGGTCGATTTCTTGTTTTTCTTCATGTTGATATTTCATGATATAAGCGTCACAAGTATCTCTATACATAGCTTCTTCTATTTCAGGTCTTTCTCCACAAAGTGATTCTAAATCTTTACCCGAAAATGAAATTATTTCACCTGTTTCAGTGTCTGTGTATTTACAAATAGGGCCTGATTGTTTAACTACTTTATAATTTTTCATTAATTTTAACCAACCACCAAAGTTATCAATACCTAATCTATAAAATACATTATATCTAACTTTTCTATTTGGGGGACCCATTCTGTTTTTTACAACAATTGCTTCTACTTCAGATCCTACAACTTCATCAATGCCATTGATTTTTTCTTTAAGTTTTCCAACTTGTTTTAATCTTAATCTTACTGATGCGTGAAATTGAAGAGCTTTACCCCCTGATGTAGTATATTGATCAGCAAAGGGCATTGCTCCCATCTTTTGTCTTAATTGATTAGTAAATACTAAAAGTATTCTTTCTTTACCAATTAAATTAGTGATTTTACGCATAGCTTTTGAAAGAATAATTGCTTTTTGTGTTGCATAACCATCCTTTTCAAAATCAGCGGCTGATTCTATTTTAGTAGTAGCTGCAGCTACTGAATCTACTACAATAGTTACAAGTTTAGTTGAGTCTTTTTCTCTAACTTTTAAAATAACATCTGTGATTGCATCAAAAATATCTTCAACTGTTTCTAAAGGGAGATAAACCATTTTCTCAGTATCTACTCCAATTGCTTGTAAAAATTGTGTGTTAAGAGATGATTCAGTATCAATATAAACTGCAATTCCATCTTTTTTCTGAGTATTTGCAATAACATGAGATGCTAACAGAGATTTTCCACTTTGCTCTAAACCAGTTATCTCAACGATTTTTGAAACAGGTAATCCACCATTTGGGCGATTTGAAATTGCTAAATCTAATACTGTAGATCCTGTGGATACCCAATCGTTTACATCCGTAGGGGAGTCCTCACTTCCATCTAGAAAGTAAGCCACCCTATGGTGAGTTTTTGAGAATTTTTTATTTAGGGAGTCAGTGATTAATCCCGTTAGCTCATCTCTGTTATTTGCTTCTTCTTTTTTCTTACGAGCCATTAATCAAACAGTTCATCAAGTTTACTGTCCATATTTGGCTTGCTTTTTGAAGGGGCTGCTTTGACTTCAGTTTCTTTTCCTCCATCTTCTTCAGATGGTTTTAAGTAACCTTGAAGTGTATCTTTCATCTCATCAAATGTATATTTCTTAAATAAAGAAACAACTTCCTTTTGATTTTCTAAAAGAGACTCAGCTTTAGTAGCATCTTCAACAAGTGGTGTCTGCTTTGGTTTAACACGAACAGTTGTTGTGTTGAACATCTTGCCAGTTTCAGCTGCTGGGATTACTTCAACTGTAATATCTCTACCATTTTCAATGTCAGTAATATCACCATAATCTTCATCAGCCATTACACCAAGTAATTCTTGATATACCATTTTTCCAAACTCATAGAATCTAACTCCTTTTTCCTCTTCACCCCTTACGATAACAGGTGCAAATGTTCGCATTTTAGGAAATAGCTTTTTAGCTAATTCTTTATTTTCATCATTACCTGTTTTTCTTAGTTGTGAAGCAAATTCCAAAATTGGATCTGATTCATCGAAGTTAGAAAGAGCAATCATTCTTGGTTTACCAATACCGAAGTAAAAGTATAATTCCGAGAATGGAAAATCTTTATTGTGCTTATATGGCACAATTCGAATTTGTGATTTTTCGCCTACTGGTGGTTTCCAGAAGTTCGCTTTAAAGTCGCTTGATGACGCACTGCCACCACCCTTGTTGTTTAGCTTTGCTAAACGATTTTTGATTTCATTTAAATCCATAACTTTTATTTTGTTTAAAATGTTTACTTGGTAAATATAAGACTAAATCTCTGGAAAACCAAATCTTTTACGAGAAGTTTACCACTTCCTACAAGACCAATATCTAGCCATAGTTTTAGGGCCCGGGTTATCACAACGATGTCTTGCTCTAAATGCAGCTCTAGCTTTAGGATTTGACTTTCTAATCCTCATTGTTGGTCTTTTTGCTGATGTTCCCCCATGTCCAAAATTAACTTTTTTTACTTTAATTGATCCATCAGCATTTTTCTTACCTGAATTAACGTAAACCTTAAATTTTTTACTATCACCTCTCGTAGGTTTATTTAGTTGGACTGTTTTGCCTTTATATTTTGCTTCAGTGATATTTTCATCAATTTCTAATGCTAATACTTCACTAATAGTCATATCTTCCTCTATTTCACCTCCTTTATCTACATGTTTATCTAATAAATGTTTTAATGTAAGATTAAATTCAGTGTCAGAAGATCCTTTTTTTAAATTAACAGCATGTTTTTGTAATAAATGTTTTAATTTAAGTTTAAATTCTGTGTTGTCTTTAACTTCAATTTCATCTATATTTTCACCCTGCATTTGACCCTTACATACTTTAACTGCTCTTCCCATTAAATATGCTCCATGTTTTTCTCCTGCTGCTTTACGCTTAGCTACATAAGCTTTACCTTTAGCACATAATTCCTCAGTTATCATTTTAAATACTGCTTCGGATATTAATTCTTTTATTTGGGATTTTTTCATTTTGTTTCTTTTTTAAGTTCTGGGTGGAATTTAATGTATACTTCTTTAGCATCTGGTTTAATAGACACACCATCAACTTCAACTTCAGCAGGGTATACTTTTACATCATCTCCATACCAATATTTTATTTTATATCCTCCTTCATTAGTTAATTCAACTAATAATCCCCTTTTATAATCTTCTTCTTCAGCTTGTAAAATTATTTCTTTACCCCTTGGTAAAACCAAATCAGCTTCTGGAATCTTATTATCGTTATCTTCAACTTCTAATAATATATCTTTTAATTTTATCATTTTTTTAATTTTACTTTTGCGGCTTTTGTATTAGATACAAACTGCTTATTACTTTTAGTTTTTTTTCTTGATGTAGCTGCTCGTTGTTTTTTTGTAAGTGATTTAGCTTTGGCTGCGGGTAAACATCGTTGTGTCTTTTTACCTTTAGGCATAGTACCACAATCACCTTTAATATTTCCTTGAGTATCTATGCGTTTCCATTTTTCTTTTTTAAACCAATTACGTAGATTTTCTTTAATATATTTTCGAAGTATTTTTTCCTTTTCCCCCATTATACATTAATAATATTTTTAACTTTTGTATTAATTCTATTAAATCCCTCTGACTGAACTAAAAGTATACAATTCCTATAATCATTCCAATTAATTGGAAATCTCTTATCTAAAACACCCCTATTTAAATCTCTTATAAGTTCATTTAAGGCATTAATAGTATAAAGAGTATTTGTTTGCTTCTTTCTATGAACTAAAATAGTGTCATCAATAATCCCATCATAAGCAGAATTTGCAGTATCTACATTATAAGTCATCATAATCTTTCCATTATCAACATCCTCTAACACAAAAATTTTACCAAACATAATTACATAAGACCTCTGAATGGTCTCTCTAATATGATTGAGAGACTCCACATCTGTAAAAGTACAATATAGTCGGTTGTTCATTAGTATTAATTTCCGACATATACATATAACTTCTAAACTAAAGCTCCATAATGACGTCCCGCCTTCATTTTCACGGGAAATTTATCACCTAATATTTTCTTTATACCTTCTATAATTTCTCTTTTATCACTCTTATCTAAATCAAAAATAAAAGCATCATACACATAAAGCACAAAATTAGTCCCCTTATCCTCCAAAAACTCCTGCAGTTTAATCATACGATTGGTGTTAGTTTCTGTTTCGTAGGCCTGAATTAGATAATTAAATAGCTTTTGTTTGTGAATAGTTGGGTGATTTTTCCTCCATATTCTTCTACCTTCTTCAGTTTCAATGTATCCTTGGGCATTAAATAACTCCCAATTTAAATCAATGTATTCTTGAGTCTTCTTAAAAAACTCATGTTGTAAATACTCCTCCTTTATTCCTCCATATATTTGTTGGAAAGTCAATTTCTTCCCCTCCTTATATTGCTCAGGTGTTGGCTCATCAGTTCCAAAATATATACTTGCTAATTCATTATGAACCCCTCTCTCACCGAAGGAAAATCCCACCATCTCGCCTATAAGTCGTGGATGATAACCATCATAATCCATTTCAACAAAAAAAGCTCCCGTTGGTTCGAAGCAATTTCTTTCTCCATTTCCATGTTGGAGTCCTACTAAATTAATTCCATTGAAGTTATTTACAGGTCTTCCCGTTGTTGTGTAGGGATTATATTGTCCGTATATACGATCATCTTCT